CCCGTTCCAGCTTGTCATGTAAGTCGTTAAATCGAAGCTCGTTGTCAGCCGCAGCCCTACGGGTATTCCGACAAAGGTGCGGCTGCCCGTCTTGTCCCGCCGGTCGGTCTTCTCCAACTGATTCTTGGCTGTCAGTTTCACCGCCGGAAAGCGGTTTTGGGCGGTGATCGCCGGCGTCTGCCCGTAGTTGCTCTCCAACCCCGTATAAAAGCGGTTGTCATTGGATGAAATGTACGAAGCCATAGCTTTAATCGCTCACGCCAACTTGAAAGGTTACTTTTCCAACTTGAAGGAAGTTTTGTCCGCCATGCTTCACGGGGCCTAAGCCTGCTTCGTAGCAACCCGCGTAGAACATTCCTTCGCCCCAGTCTCCCCGATTCTGATCCAACACCTGTGTGACGGCGTCGACATACGATTGGAGCTGATCTTCGAGTCCTCCTAGCCTGTCTTGCGAAACGCGTACCTCGATAGCCATAAGAGCTTGTCCGGAGAAGTTGCGGAACTTCTCCTTGAGCTGGTTCACGATTTTCTCGCAATATACGCTGACCGTGGGGTACACAACGTCGGTACTCCGCTCTGCCAGTTCAATCGAGACGTTCTGCGCCAAAATCTGATTCTGTTCAACCGGCGTCAGCGTTGAGTTTTCCGCCTGTGCCAGCGTCGCTACGCAGGCGTTTAGTCCCTCGGGTGCGGTAAGGAGCGTGAGTACTTGCGCGGTGACCGTGGTGCCTACCCAAGCCATTCTTCACCCCCTCTGTATGACTCGCGGCAACCCGCGAAGGCAGTCTGGCGTCTGCCCCAAGCCCGGCATTTGCCCGAGCGTGGTTACCGGAGCCGCCTGTACCCAGGCTTGATCCAGGGCCAGTGGCGCTGTATTCTGTAGCGTCAGCAGCGTAGGTGATACACCTACGTAAATATTCCATGCCGTTGCATTGGTTGGTTGACTCACCGGCTGGGCCACGAGTTCGAATCCGGCCGCCACCGTGAGCGAGCTCGGATTGCTGGGCTGGCCCTCTTGACTCTCCGCATTAATCCAGGATGCACTGGCGCAATAAGTCAGGGCCGGCTGGCCGCCGGGAATTGACGACAGTTGCGGTGGCATGGCCTGCGGAACCGGGTCGTTGGAAATGCCGATTCCCGTCTGGATCAGCTTGTCCAAGGCCCACTTCGCCTGTTGCTGAAATTGATCGCGCTTTCCCTGATACCGGTCGTTCAGTTGATTGAAATAACAGTCCTGATACACAAGCTCCAAAGTGTGAAACACATGCCAGAGCTGCAATGGTGGCGTCACCACAATGTTGTTCAACTCCAACTGGGGCTGCAGCCAGAACTGCCATTCGCAGGTAGTGCCGATCTGTAGCATAGTCGTAATCTCGATCCCCAGGTCTTGCTGTGCCAGAGTCAGTTTCTGGCTCAGATCGATGTTTTCCGTCTGCGCCGTCGCGAGGAGCGAGGAATCCTGCTGGCTGAGATCCTGGATCGTCGAGATGCCGTCCGTGAATAGCGCCATCGTCTCCGCCGCTTAGTCTTTGCCCGGCTGCGCGCTGCCCTTTAGTTTGCGCAGTTCAGTGGGCGAGATAATGGTAAACTGCATACGCGAAGCCGCCGCCAGTTGATCTGCGACCCGCTTGGCCTCGGTCTTTTGCTCCTGGAACTCGCGTGCTTCTTCGGCGCTTGCCAGTCGCGCGGAGCCTTCCACGATCATACGGGCCGCGGTCCGGCGCGGAACTTCGGTCCGCACGCCTTCCCGACCGCCATCCTGTGTCTCGTGGCTGATCAGCACCGCCGAAGGGTCTTTTAAGCCATCCTCCAACGCCCGAATCTTCTTGAAATATACTTGTAAGTCCATGGTCGTCTCTCGTGGGGCCGGTAATGCCCGGCCCCTCCTTTTCTAAGTGCCGCTCGCTCCCTGCCTCTGATAATTGCTAGGCGTTAACCTGGACGCCGAAATTGTTACGGATCACTGCGCAACCGTACAGCACATCCACCGTGAACTGTTGGGCCAGGGTGTTCGGTTGATAGCTCATGACTACGCGCATGCCGAAGTTTCCCATCTCCGCGTAATGCGCCACCGCTCCGGTGCCGTACAAGGGCTGCGGCAGCCGGCGGATTACCAGGCCCATCGCTGGTTTGGTGAAGGCGATATTGTGGGTCGTCATGGGCGAACTGCCGGTGTACGCAATGTACTGCGATCGCATCACGAAGAAGTCTTTGATCTTCCCAACGGTGCCGTCGATCAAAGCTCGCAGGCCGGCCTCTCCGGCGGTCTGATATTCGCTGAAGCGCTCGATCTGCCGCAATGCCGAGTAGGTCGCCGCATCCACCAGCAGAAATTTCGGCTCCGAGGGCGGAACCTTTGCCGTGAATAGCGCGCTTTCAGCCTGATCGATCACCGCTTCCACCAGCGGCGTTCCCGGCGTGCCCACCGGTGTGTTCGCCGTAAACCCGGCATACAAGTTCAGCAGGCTGGTCTCAATGCTCTCGGCTATAGCCACCACCGCCGGCTGCATGTAAACCGTGAGTAAGTCCGGAACGGCCAGTACCTTGGTGACGTCCGGAATCTGAAAAGTCGCTTCAGCGTGTGTGTTCAACACAATCTGGGCATTTCCCAGGTTTGGATTCTGCGGCTGAACAGACCCGCCTTCCGCGATGTTGTTGGCCACCAGTACCGGCGGAATCGGAATGTTTACCGTGTCCCCAGCCTGCGCCAAAACAGGTTCATAGTCGCGGTTGACCAGGTTACCCAAGACTAGGTTCCCGACCAAGGCGGGCAGAGCGTCTGCCGCCACCAGCTTCACAATCGCGCTGGCCACATTTGCTGATGTAATTGTCCCCATTCATTCTCCTAAGTTGAGCAGGCCCTTGCCTGTTGTGTTTTGAAATCAGGCATTCCTGCCTGTCGTGCCTAAATGCCGCGCAGATTCTGCGAAGCCACGCGCAGTATTTCCTTCCGTACGCGTTCCATTTGTTCGGAACTCATTCCCGGCCGGATGGCGTCGATATCTACGCTTTCGGAGCTTTCCCGCGGTGCTTTGTGCGCTGCGGTGATGCCCGATCCCCCATGTATCCGCGCCGGTAGAAACTCGGGATTCTCGCTCACGAAGCTGCTCAAATATTCTTTCAGCGGCACGTCGCCGTCGTCGCCGCGCGCCAGCAGGCGGCCATCCTCCGTGCGGAAGACGCCGTCGTGTACCGCGCGGTAAGCCAGGTCGATCTTCGACACCCCCAGCCGTTGCAGCTCCGCCCGGATGGCGGCGCCCTTCTCCGCCTGCTCCGCCGCCTGCCTGCTGCGCTTGCTTTCTTCCTCTACTTCGTTCAACCGCCGCTCCAGTTGCTCGCGGCGCTTGCGTTCCTCCACCAGTTCGGTCTTGTAGGCCGGCTCGCTTTTGGTCTGCTGCTCCTGGAGAAACCCCTGAATCGCCTGTTTCACAATCGCTTGTACGTCTGTCTCTTCCATAACCTTGTTCCTCACCGAGGCGCCTGCGTTTGGGCGTGCCGCGTCTGGTGTCGTGTCGATACTTTCTGGTAGCGGATCATTGTTGGGCATCGATCTCCTGCGCAATCTGAGTCTTGATTTCCTGCCGCACATCCGATAGAAACTTGAAGGCCAGCTTCTTGAACACTTGTTTCTTCATCGTTTCCGATTCGATCCCCAGGCTAAGGAGCTTTTGGGCATCGTCCAACTCGTTGCTGAAATCGGCGATGTCGAACTCGTCGAGGCCAGACACGTCGATCGAAATATTGTCCTGGCGCGCTGCCGCGATGGCCCCCAGGACTTGCTTCATTGTGTCCTTCACCGCCGCGCCATATGCCCTCAACACTTCCTGCGTGATGCTGAAGTCCCGCTGCTTGCTGGTGCCCGACTGGTGCTGGCTCGATGAATCCGACCCGGCCGCGTGCGTAATCAGGTAACACACCCTGTAAATTTCGTCTTTGAGTTGGATCAAATTGTCGGCGGCGATTTGGTAGACTTTGCCTTCCGGCTCGGTCCATCCGAATCGGTCCCCCGGCGCCAGTTGGATAAAATACGATTCGCCCACGATCTGGTTCCACTCGCGCTCAGAGTAAATCACCGGCGATGCGAACAGCCCCATCGTCAACGCCCACGCCAGCGCGTTCGACTTGTTAAAATGCTCCAGTTGTAGGAGAGCTGCCTTGTTCATCAGCCACAACCCTTCGGTCACGCGCAGTGGAAAAATCGGCACGCGGTCCTGGCCGGCCAGTCCGTGCAGTCCTTCATCTACGAGCCG